TTCATAAGATTTGGGTTTGGATCCCACTGATATTGGTCTAAACACTCTAAAGTATGATGACATCTTTGGTCTACAATTAATTTATCATTATCAACTATACCTGCTACTTCTCCTATACCATCTAAAACTGATTTTTTAGCATTGATAGTGGAAATGTCATAATTTTGAGCAAAGTCAAATCTTGTTTGCTGTGCTGCAGAATCAATATAAATCCAATCAATATTATACTTATCGATTAAGGCTCGAATCTGCATGGCGTGTTGTTCTGTTGTTCGTTCTGCATCAAGATATTCGTCTAGAACATAGAATTTTTCTCTATCCCAATCATATGCTATAACACATAGTGCTGTTGGGTCTTTGTAACCTACGTCAAGGCCTGCAATTACATCCATCTGTGAGGTATCAAGTTCTTCTAAGTCTGCTATACATTCTTCATGATTAAATGACCATATTTGTCCCTGATAAGTGTTAAAGTCTGCCATATATTCTTGAGCAAATTCAGATGCAGACATAGATTTCTTTGCTTCATCAATATCTGATTCACTAAAACGAGGATTTTCATGATAGGTTGCTCGTATAGAGCACCACTCTGGAAACTCATCATTGAATCCACGATAGAAAAAGTCAGCAAACCAATTATTTCTTCCACGAGGAGTAGAAATAAATAATGCTTTACTTCCATCTTTATCAAGTGTTGGTCTAAGTGCTACATTGAAAGCGTCTCGTCCATCTACAAGCGCTGCTTCATCAAATATTATTAAATCATAAGACCTACCAACTGTAGAATCTACTTGATTTATCGATCCCATACGTACAGTAGATCCATTTGATAGTTCGATTACTCTATCTTTTGCATTATCTTTTGTAACTTCTAAATCAAAGTGCTTAATTAGTTGTCTTTGTAAGTCAAAAGAAATTTGTGAAAGTGAGTAGTTAGGTGACATAATTAGTATGTGCGAGTTTGGAACAAGTGCTGTGAGTTGTCCAATAATATTTGCGATATAAGTCTTACCCTGACGCCTAGATACAGCGCCACAGATAAAACGATATTTGGGGTTGTTGACTGCATTGATTATTGCAGTTTGTGAGGGGATTGGTTCTACACCAAGTAAGTCCATATATGGAAGTATAGGTAGTTTTATAAATCTATCCTCTGGGGAGTACTCAATTAAGTCTCCTTCAGGAATATCTTTTCTGCTTATTTCTAGTGCCATTAATGAATTATGGTTGGTGTGTTATCAGATTCAATTAGTTGGTTGACTTTAGCTAAATGGTATAGATATAGAAAACCTCCAGCCATAGTTGCTAAAGCTGCCTGTTCTTTTGTTACCTTTCGTTTATGATGTGCCTCCTCATTAACTGCTTCAAGTGTAGTTACTGCTGCGTTCTCAATGTGGTCAAGCCACAACGAATCAAGGTGTGTCAAATCTATATCTTTTACCATTTTACTTTATCTGCCCAATAAGCCGCAGACATTCTGCCTTTGGCTATGTTTTTTCTATGTCGAGCTTTGAAAGACTTTCGTTTAGCTTTCATTCTCTCGGATTCACCCTTTTTAGGTTTGCCTGCGGTTTTAGCGCCTTGCTGTCCAAATCTAATAGTCTTAATTTTGTTTCCAACTTTTGCAACTACTATATGGGATTTTTTAGGGTGTTTAGGAGTTCTTTTAGGTTTGTTGTACCCTGATACTCCTGCTCTTTTTAATCTCCCATTTGGTTTCTTTCTTCTAGTTCTAGTTCTTCTTACTGCCACTATCGTCTCCTTCTTCGAGTTGTCCTCTTACGTTTAGCAAAAGTTTTAACGTTTGTAGGTTTACCTCGAACTCCTTGTGGTTTTGCTCTTTTTCGTCGTACTGCTGAACGAATTTGTGCTTTACTCATACGAGCAGCTTTTGCAGCTGGTACGCATTTTGGATATCCTTTACGACCTTTCTTGGCTCTGGATCGACCACATTTTGCATACCCACCGCCCTTCTTAGGACGTGAGATATCAACCCAGTTTTGTCTAAACCATTTAGAAAGGCCTCCTGATGTATGTCCTGGCATTACTTACCTACCTTCTTCATCGCTGCTTTATGTGCGGCAGTAAAAGATTTACCTTTTCTCATTTCTGATCTCATAAAGGTCATGTGCTTTTTTGTATGATGACTCGCATGCCTACGTAACGTTGCTTGTTGACGTTTTGTAAGCTTTCTTTTACTAGTCTTTCTTCTTTTTCGCATTTCTTTTTCTCCGTAAGCCTGCCTTTGCAGATTTAAATACAGATGCTACTGTTTTCTTACCCATAACCTTTGCTCGTTGTTCTCCTACAGTTAATATTTGAATCTTTCTTGCATAAGATTTACGAACTCGTTTAACTTTTCTTACTGTTGCTTTTGCATTTTTAACAGTAGCAAATTTAATTCTAACAGTATCTTTTGGGTTTTCGTCTGTATATAAACGTCTGCCAGACCCCTTAGGCTTTTTACCTGTGCCTTTTATAGGGTCTCGTTTTTTTCGTCTTGTTGTTGTTTTTCTTCTTCTCCTAACCACGACGATATTTTCCACCCTGTTTCTTATACTCTCGTACAAGATAGGCATTAGCATATGCACTAGGGTAAACAGCAAACTTTCTTTTAGTTTTTGCTTTTACCCTTGCATATAACTTTTTGTTAGTAGGAATGTTGCGTTTTTTAGCAGTACTTTTTTTACGTCTGCGTCTTTTAGCAACCATGGTGTCCTCTCATCTTCCTTTTTCTTCCACCACGTTTCTTTTTACCATTCTTTTTTGGTTTTTTATTTTTTCCTGTATGATATGGCATATTTATCCCCTTCTCAACTTCTTCAGTATTGCTTTCTGAAGTGCTTTTGGTAACTTCTTCTGAGCGGCTGTAAGACCTTTTCTTTTCTTCATTCCGTTCTTTTTCTTTTTACCGTTTTTTCTTTTTCTCGAATGTGCAGGCATGTTATCTCCTCTTTTCAAGCCTTTGCTTTCTTGCACTTTATAAAGTGCGTTTAGTTGACTTTCATTGGATCTACTTTTGTTAATTTAACTTCAGCGTGTGCAGCAAAAATTACTTCAGATGGTTTTTTTGAAATTATTATTCTCTCTCCAGCTGCTAAGTATAGATTTGCTATAGAAGTACCATTTTGTTCGGTTTGTATAACTACTTCTCTCAGTGTTGAACCTGAGTTTTGAAGCATAACAAAGTGAGCCCCTTCAACAGTACTTGCGGTTGCAGTTCCTGTTGTTGCTGGTGTTGTTGTACCTAGTATTCTTGCTATTTGCATAGTCTTCTCCTATCGTCTACGACGACCTTTCCTGCGTTTCATCTTTTGGCGGTATTTGATTGCTCGAAGCCTTTGTTTCGCTGCCTTCTTTGTTTTTGAAACCCCAGGAGTATTATCTATCTTGTACCCGCCCTTTACTTTCCTTATCGGCACGTTGTTTCTCCACTTTATCTTTTGCTTCGATCATGTCGTCATGAATGTCGACTTTACCGTCCCAATTCTTGTCTTTTCCTGTAAGGATATTTTTAATTTTTGTAAACCAGTTACCCATTTTTTGCTAGATGCTCCTTCGCTTCTTTTTCTGTTTTGAACTTCCAAAGTTTACCATTTGCATCACGGTATTTAAATAACCCTCTGCTTGGATAAATCTTAGGAGTGTCTGCAGCTGGTGCTACTGGTGTTTCTTCCGCTTTTGCGTCTTTTGTTTCGTATTCAATCATCACTACTCCTATAATTGTGTTTACGTGCGTAATCATCTATCGCTACTTTGATAGATTCCTCTGCTAAAATGGAGCAATGAAGTTTGATAGGAGGTAGATCTAATATATCAGCTATCTCTTTATTGGTGATTTCTCCTGCCTGTTTCAAACTTTTGCCCATAAGCAAATCTATTAACTCACTGGAGCTCGCTATTGCCGAGCCGCAGCCATATGTTTTGAACTTTACGTCCTCAATAATTCCTTTTTCCACCTTAAACTGTAATCTCATTACATCACCACACGCTGGGGCGCCTACCATTCCTGTTGCCACATTTGGGTCATCAGGATCAAAGCGCCCTACGCTATGTGCTTCTGGATTTTTAAGCACATTATCAAATCTTTCTACTACTCGCTTAGAATATGCCATTAAAATCTATACCCTAATATAAGTGCTAATCTATCTGATTCATCTAAAGCATCATTAAATGCTAGTTCTAAACCTACTCTCATGCTTATTTTTGGTAAGCTTCTAAATATTGATACTTGCTGATAATCATACCCATCGGGGCCTTTTCCATATGTAGCAGATACATCTAGTTTATCACTAATTGGAAGATTGATAGATAACATTTTATAGTCAAGTTCTGTATTATCCATATCTTTATAGTATGAAAATGATACATATTTGTAGCCAACTATTGCATACCACTCTTCTACAGACTCATCTATAAATTTATTGTAGTTATATTGAATCATTCCTACATTAACACTTAAGTCTTTATACCCATAAGCATATCCACCATAGAAATCATATTCTAAAAACTTTCCATCTCCGAAGTCTACTTGTGACCCCCAAGTTCCACCATAGAAGCCATTCCAGTCAGCTTCTAAATTAAATTGTACTACAGGATCGTCTCCTGTTGATTGACTTGCTCCTCTCCAGAGGTACTCTGAAGCGAGGTCAATACCACCGCTCACTCCTGCAAAAGCTGGAGTAGTAAGTAAAAATGCTCCCATTAATCCTAATAATTTTTTCATTTATTTCTCTTTGTCTAATTTTTGTTCTAGTCTTATTAAAATACTGTGGTTATTTTCAACTTGTGTTTCAATAACAGACAGTCGTTGTATATATTCTGTTTTGTGCTCTTGATACTGAATATCTTGTTGAACTAATCTGACTACCTCTCTGTCTACGCCAGACGCCCACCAGATTGCTGCTGATGTTTGACACAGTAAGAATAAGCCGAAGCTAAAAGGTAGGGTAATTCCATTCATAGTTGTTTAAGTTCCGCCGCACTTTCATAAAGTGTATTTTTATATTCTTGAATTTTAACATAATATCATAAAAAAGTCAAGAAAAATTTTTTTGATGTTCCTGTTAATTATTTACACTATAAATACTTATAGGTTCTGATTTTCCTTTTACAAGAATATCTCCTATACTATCAAAAGTAAAATTCTGACATTGTTTCATTGTAAATTCTGAAACTATAATCTTCCATTGTTTATAATCATTCCTACCGGCAGTGGCTTCCAATCTAGCGGCAAGGTTGACGGCATCTCCAATAACTGAGTAGTCAAATCGGGATTCACTACCCATGTTACCAACAATGCAAGTCCCGGTATTAACACCAGTCCCAACATTGATAGGAGGTAAATTAAGTCCTTTATTTTTGAATTCTTTGTTAAGTTCTTCTGTTTTTGCATTGATTTCTATTGCTGATTTAACTGCCATATCCGCATGGTTATCGCAAGGGAGAGGAGCGTTCCAAAACGCCATAATACAGTCTCCCATATATTTGTCTATTGTTCCACCATTGTCCAAAATTATCTTAGTCATACTATCTAAATAAGTATTAATTAAATCTACTAAGCCTTCTGGGTCATCATTTTTCTTAAATGCTTCTGATACAGGTGTAAATCCCATAATATCAGTAAATAAGAAAGTCATTTCTTTTCGTTCTCCACCTAATTTCATGAGTGAAGGGTCTTTTACAAGCATATTTACCATGTCTGGCGATAAATAAGTGCTAAATTGACCTTTAATTTGTTGTCTGAGTAAGAATTGTTCTATAAAGTTTCTAAATGTAACTATTGTCCAGAATAAAAACACTATCAGTACAGCTCCTGATACATCAAAAAGCAATCCTTGTTTAAAAAAGTGCATACCACCGTATCCTAAACCTCCGATTACTAGTAATAATGTAGGTAAAGATAAGTATATCCGTGATGTAGTAAGTAATAATAGTACTAAACCTAAAAATGTAGCACCAAGTTCTGCTACTTCTGCCCATACAGGCTCAACAGGGCTTGTCCCTTCTGCAATATGATGCAAAATATTAGCTTGAATCTCATGAGGGTACATTGGGCCTTTTGCTGTTGGCACAGGAT